GCCAACACGCGCCCGAACTGAGGGACACCCCGGGTTCCATTCAGCCCTCTAACGTAACGCTTACGGTAGAAGGTCCCATGCTCACGAGACTTAGGCACCACAGGCTCAGGGGTCATACCCACAGACGGGACAACCTCTTTCACTGCCTGGACGAAAGCTTCTCTTTTCTCGTGAGGAACCACCCCAAGGTAATCATCTCCACCATGGATGTTGGTGCTTTTCTCAATCATGGCCTTCTTCAAGCTAGCCATGATCAAAACCATTCCCACGTAACTATTTGTGGTCGTAGTGTCAACTTCACCCGACCGCATTTGCCCTTCGACCGTGGCCGCCACACCGTAGCGCGTCCACACTCGCACTTTCTCGTTACGTGCGAACTCCCGCACCCACCACATGGGAGCTCCCATTTTAGCATAGAACATCGCCTCATACTTGCGAAATTCTTTGCTCTGCGACCCGTCGTTATTCTTCATGTCATTCTCCACTAGTTACCGGGACTGGATTCCAACAGATCACCCAACTCCTCATTATGTAGCCCCGCAGCAAAAATAACACGATTGCCGCGGTTGAGAGGGTTGGCGTCTGAAAAGACCCACTTCATGCGTTTTGCCAGCTCTTGCACAACAACGCCTGCAATAAGATTGTACATATCCGTGCCTTGATATACAATCCTTGGTTGAGCCCCGTGCTCTTTGAGGAGAACCTCTTGTTTAGCGAATGCGTGTTTAGTATCACCATCATAGTTCAGTTGAGGCTTCTGCAACGCCTCTAGCAACCGTGCTGCTTTTCCGGGAGAATATCCAGAGATAAACTCATTGATCATTTCTCGGTCCGGCCTAATAGTCTCATGGGCCGAGAACTTGCTCATGAGAAGATCATGGCCAATCTTGAACTGCTCCATAGACGGAGCAGAAGGGGCATAATCACTTCTCTTCTTCATAGCATGCATGGTCGCGCCTGCATCATTCTTGGGAACTGTGATGGGCACACCCTCAATGAGCGCTCCTTTGACAACACCGTAATCGGTGGCGTCATCATCTTTCACTCTGCACACGTTGACGGATGGGACCAGATTCGCAAATTTGACATCCGAATCATAACGGGTGAAGCCATCATACTCGACTCCATCTGCTACAACTGAGGATTTGACAAACCTCGGTGGTTTGCGTTTTTTGTCGATAACGACAGGTTTCTTTTGTTTTCCAAATGTAATATTCATTGTTAATGTACGACTTTATA